CGCGTACAGAGAAGCCGCCGCACAAATTGAAGCGGCGTTTAAGGATATAGACACTATGGCCGCAATCCATAGTAACGCAATCGCCGACCTTGAAAAAGAGTACGCCCGCTTGGGCGAAGCGGCCGGGGCCGCCTTTATGAAAGGCACCGCCAAGGGGGACGAAGAATATAGGGCATTAACGGCCAAACAACAGGCTATAAAAGACGAAATAGCCCAGCGGAAAGCACTTTTGCAGGAAGTGGCGAACACGGCGGACGCTTTACAGAAAGAAGAACAAACCTTAAACGAGAATAAGGCCAAGGTAGAGCAAAACGCGAAGGCGAAAGGCATGTTACGAACGCAAGTTATGAACCTTAAAAATTCACTTGCGGAAATGGAACAGAACGGGAAGCGTAATACGGACGAATACCGGGCTATGCAGGCGGAATTAGGCCGTTTGGCGGACGCTATGGCCGACGCAAATACGCAGGCTAAAATTATGTCCGACGACTACCAAAATATGAATACCGTATTAGAGGTAATGGGCGGTATAAGCGGGGCTTTTTCGGCCGCGCAGGGTGCGGTAGGACTGTTTGCCGGGGAAAATGAAAACTTGCAAAAGATTATGGTTAAAGTTCAGTCCCTTATGGCTATAACCATAGGCTTACAGCAGGTAGCCAAAACCTTAAACAAGGATTCATATACCCAGCTTGTATTAGTTCGCAAGGCGAAAGAATTACTTACCGTAGCGGAAACGAAGTTTGCTACGGCTTTGGGTATTTCCAACGTAGCGGCAAAGGCGTTAATGGCGACCTTAACCCTTGGCCTTTCAGTAGCGATTACCGCTGCGATAGCCTTAATTTCCAAATTCATATCCAAGAATCGGGAAGCAAAGAAGGCGCAAGAAGAATTTAATAACAAAGTGGTAGAAGCTGCCGCCGAACCGGTTACAGCAATTACCGAGCTTTCCACCGCATGGAACCGGCTGGGTAACGATATGGCCGCTAAAAACAAGTTTATCGAAGACAATAAAGACCGCTTCGAGGACTTGGGATTTTCCATTAAGACGGTTAAAGAAGCGGAAGACTTGTTAGTAGCTAATAAGTCGAAGTTTATAGAAGCCTGCTTAGAACGGGCCAAAGCGTTAGCCGTACAGGAATTGGCCGTAGAGAAATACAAGGAAGTATTAAAAGCCCAGCAGGAATTAGAAGCTACTCCGAAAGCGTATGTATCGAAGAAGGGAACATATAAGGACGGTTACGGCGTAGAGCGTAAAGGCGTTATAATTGAAAAATCCCGCGATTGGAAAAAGGCCGAAGATGCCGTAGCGAAAGCGGAACGGGAATATAACGCCTTGATAAACCAGCAAGTAGAATTTACCGCAAAAGAACGCGAAATTTTGGATTCTATCGGGGGCGGTGCGGATAAAGTGGCGGAAGGCAGTATAGAAGCTCTGGAAAAGACTATTTCAAAGTTGCGTGCAAAGTATAAGGAAGCTACCACCGATAAGGAGCGGGCCGAGTTATTGGCGAAAATCAAAGAACAGGAAGCGTTACTTAAAAAAATGGATTTATCCGGCACGTCTTCTAAGACTACGCAAAAAGACCCGTTTACGGAACAATTGGAAGCCCGGAAAAAGAAATATACGGAGTATTACAATTGGGTAAATTCCAAAGACGAAGTAGTACGCAATGCCGCAAAAGCCGAGTTCGCCGGGTTGCTGAAAGAAGGAAGTAGCTATTTGGATTATTTACAGAAGCAGCGCGACCAGCTTATTAAGGCTATCGGAAGCGGAACGGCCACAAAGACACAAGCCGAAGAATTGCAGAAGCTAAATAACGCCATAGCCAACGAAACGAAGGAAACCGTTTTAGCCGGATTCGAAAAGGAGCTTAAAGAACAACTTTCCGGGGCACGTTCCATTTTGGAAATGGTTAATATCTTGGAAGAAAAGCGTAAGGCTTTGACCGGGGACGGTTCCGACCTTGACAAAGGTAAAAGCGACATTATTAAGAAGCAGCAGGAAGACGTAGAGCAAAAGGCCAAAGACCGGACAAAAGCCCTATTATCCGAATATGCGGACTATTTGGGTAAGAAGATAACCTTTGAAGCCAACTACGCCGAAAATAGCCGCCTTCTTAACGAGCAATTGGCGAAGGCCAAGACGGACGACGAACGCCGTATAGCCTTGGAAGCCTTGGCGAATTTGGAGAAAGAGCGCAAAAAATACGCAAAAAGTTCGGGGAACGAAGACTACGACGCATTGGTAGAGGAATACAAAACATATCAGCAAAAATGCGCCGATATTTCCGCGCAATACGACGAAAAAATAGCATTGGCAACCCAGCAGAATAACGAAGAATTAGTAGCGAAATTGCAGGAAGCCAAGAATAAGGCCCTTTCGTCCGCAGCGTTGCAGGAATTGACCGATTCCGGGGCTTGGGAGCAACTTTTCGGGAACCTCGACGACCTTACTACGGCGCAAATACAGGCCCTTATAGATAAAATCGAAGCGCAAAAGGCCCAATTAGGCGTAGAACTTAACCCGCAAGACTTAGACGTAGTTTTAAGCAAGTTGCGGGAAGCCAAGGACGAAATACAGACCCGCAACCCGTTTAAGGCCCTTTCTACGGCTTTGAAGGACTATAAGAAGGACGCAAGTAAAGCGAACCTATCCGAAGTATTCAAAGGCGTAGGGGCTACGGCCGATTTGGTAAAAGGTTCGTTCGACGCGGTTACGGGTGCTATTGAGAAAATGGGAGGTTCTATGGACGACGAAACCCAAGCTATTTTAGGGGACGTAGGCGGAATTGTGGACGGAATAGGGCAAATGGCACAGGGGTACGCAACTATGAACCCGGCCCAAATGATACAGGGAGCCGTAGGTATGCTAACTTCCGTCTTTGACCTGTTCAACTCCCGCGACCGTAAGGCCGAACGAGCCATTAAGAAACACGCTGCTGCCGTCGAAGAATTGGAACGCGCCTACAAAGCACTTGAACACGCCGTAGATAAGGCGTTAGGCGAATCGGTTTACGATAACCAAAAGGCCCTTATTAACAATATGCGCGAACAACGCGCGCACTTGCGGGCTATGTGGGAAGCGGAAGAAAGCAAGAAAAAAACCGATAGTGGTAAGGTAAACCAATATAAGGAGCAGTACGAAGAATTAGGCCGCCAAATCGAAGACACCATAGCCGAAATTACGGAAAGCGTAACGCAGACTTCGGCAAAGGACTTGGCTACGCAATTGTCCGACGCGATAGCCGAAGCCTACTCCGACGGCTTCAACAGCGACAAAGTAAAAAGCGCGATTGAAAAGGTTACGAACCAGGTATTAGGTAATGCCGTAAAGAACGCCTTAAAAAAACAATTCCTCGAACAGCAGCTACAAAATGCCGTAAAGCAGTTGCAGCGCGATATGGGTTTTAACGATGAAGGCGGCGGTTCCTTCGACGGCTTGACCCCGGAAGAACAGCAACGGTTTAAGGATAGAGTAAAATCAATAGCCCAAGGGTACGCCGAAGCCTTGAAGTTGTACGAAGATTTGTTTAAGGACTTGGACGATAACGGCGACCCTACTACGAGCCTATCCGGTGCAATTAAGGGAGCCAGCCAAGAAAGTATAGATTTATTGGCCGGACAAACGAACGCCGTACGTGTAAACCAAGTGCAGGAAATAGAAATCTTGCGCCAGCAGCTTATACACCTTGCCAACATCGACGGCAAATTAAGCGTATCGAACCGGCACCTTGAACAGATAGAAAAGAATACTTCGGGAAGCGCGTCCGACCCGTTACGGGCGCAAGGAATAACAATGTAGCGATATGGAAGTAAATAAACGATTGGCCCGCGACGCCAAAAAGAAAGGCATTTGCGAAGAATGGTACGGCCGCCTTATAGATACCAAAGGGAAAGACGAACTTATTAAAATGTACCTTGAAGGTATCGACTTTTGCCTAAGCAACGAGTACCCCAGCAACGAATTTATACGCCAGCACTTCGTAGGTACTTGCGAAGCCTACGGCGTGTTCCTCGACCAAGCTATTACGGCAGGAAACTTCCGGCACGTAGTAGCCCTTGGCCGTTGCGAGGGTACCGCCACTTACGACGGTTGGAACGTAGGGCAGGTATTCGCAAAGCACCAAAGCCGGTTAAAGGTTCTTGCTACCGGTAATTCCTTCGTAATGGTAGACGTATTCGACGATACCACCGTAGAAGTAGAAGCACGGGATAACGCGAAGATTTGCGTAAACCACTACGGCGGGAACTTGACGACTACCACCGGCGACGGCGAAGGTAACGCGATAATAAAAGTTATTCGAAAAACGACTAAAACGTATTGATATGGCAGACGAAAGTAACATTATCCTAAATATGCCCTTCGATGAAGCGGCCGGTTCTACCATTGCTTACGATTACAGCAAGACACGGGCGGACGGTACGGTAGTAGAAGCAGATTTTACCGGCGGAAAGCAAGGCAATTGTATAAAGTTCGACGGTAACGGGCATTGCGATATAGACAAAAACGTAATTCCCCTTACCGGGAACTTTACCCTGCTTGCCTGGTTGAAGCGTTCAGCCTTCCCGGACGGCTTTACAGGTAAGCGTATCGGATTCTTTGCCCGCTGGGAAGCCATAGAAGGTTATACGGAAGCGTGGTTTAACCTTGCGGCCGATACTTGGGGCTATTGGGCTATCGTCAAAGAGGGCCTAACAATCCGCATTTACCTTGATACGGCATTGGTGCAGACCATTACGCTACCCGCCCAGCCTACCGGTTTCGCTATCCTGCAAGACATCTATACGACCGCCAACGGGTACGGTTGTATCGACGAAGTTAAGGTATATAATACCGCCTTGCCGCAGGAAGAAATTACCGAAAGTATTGCTACGGTGGCGCAATTGGCTTACAGTATAGACGGAACCGATTTTAAGGCTTGGGATATTTATGTAAGCGAAAGTAACGGCCTTCTTGACCGTCCCAAAATGAAAACCCCGGTTTCCGTTGATTGGCCGGATTATCACGGGGAGATAGTAGACCTTGAAAACAAGATACTGCAACCCCGCGAAATAGCCCTTAATTGCTTTATGAAAGCGAACGGGAAGGTAGACTTTGTTACGAAGCTAAACGACTTCTTGGACGTATTCAACCGGCCCAACACCCAGCGGCTTATGGTAGATATACACCCTACGAAACCGTTGCTTTACGAAGTCTATAACGAGAACGGGGTAGCCATTAACAAACGTTGGAACGACGACCTTATGGTAGGAACCTTTACCTTGAAATTGAAGGAACCCGACCCGGTAAAGCGTATCGTACGGCACCAGCGTTTAAGCAATGATACGAAAACGCTAACGATTACCCTAACCAGCAAGAAGGCGGTTACTATCTTTTGGGGCGACGGAACCCAAACGAACGACGTTTACGGAACCGACGTAACAGCGAGTCACGAATACACGACCGACGGAATTTTTTACGCCATTGTCGCCGGAGTTATCGAAGAAATAGAAAGTTTCACTACTAACGGTATTATCGTATGGAACAAATTATAGTAAGACACCCGGACGGGACTACGGCCCTATTGACTTCGCGGGCGCGTAAGTCCGGAGTTACCAAGGCCGAACAAAGTATTACGCTGTTAGGGGCGGATACGGTGGCGATAACCGTAAAAAGTGCCACGCCCTTAACCTTCCACTTGGGCGACCAAATAGACGTTTACGGGAAGACTTATACCCTTAACCAGCTTCCGGGCATTAAGAAGACCGGAAACCGGAATTTCGAATATACCCTTACTTTCGAAGGCGTACAGTACGAGTTAATCGACGTGCAATTTTTGTTACCGGACGATACCGTATTAGATAGCTTTACGGGCGATTTAGAAGACTTCTTAGGTATTCTTATCGGGAACCTTACCCGCGTATATCCGGGTAAATGGGTGTTAGGCGTTTATCCGGCCAATACGGAGTATAAAACGCTTACCTATACGGAAAAGAATTGTTTGGAAGTGTTGCAAGACCTTTGCGAACAGTACAGCACCGAATTTGAGATTACCCAAGCTAACGGCGTTCGTACGCTCAATATCAAAACGGCCGGGGTAAACTTCCCCTATACCTTCCGGTACGGACGTACCGGCGGG